AATTCATTATTAAAATACGGTTTTGAAAATCATAAATTTGAAATAGTTGAAGAATGTATTTTAGAACAATTAAATGAACGTGAAATATTTTGGAAACAACAAATATTAAATGAAATAGGATGGTTACATGTTTTATTTTGTGAAATATATGATAAAGGAGGAGGACCTAAATCAAAAGAAACTAAATTAAAACAAAGTATATCTCATAAAATAAATTTATCCAAACCAGAAATAAAAGAAAAAAGAAAAATTAATTGTAAAATAGCAGCCAATAAACCCGGAGTACAGGAAAAAGCAATTGCTAATACGGATTGGAAACAAAGAGAAATAAATAGAATGTTATCTATGGATTATTCTAAAATTAAAAAACCTGTTTTACAATATGATTTAGAAGGTAATTTTATTAAAGAATGGACTGGATTTATAGATATTAAAAAAGAATTAAATTATGATCAATCTTTAATCCGTAAATGTTGTAAAGAAAAACAAAAAACAGCTTATGGCTTTAAATGGAAATATAAATGAAAACATTAGTTTTATCTGATATTCATATAGGTTCTAAAGGTTGTAATACTAAAGCTATTATAGCCTTACTTAAAAACGAATCTTACGACAGACTTATATTAGTTGGAGATATTATAGATGGTTGGCTATTTCAGCGATATAAGAAGTTTAATGAGGATAATAATAAGGTAATTCGTACTTTACTAAAAATATCTAAAGATAAAGAAATTATATGGATATCAGGTAATCATGATGAATTTTTAAGAAAATTTACTCCATTTCAATTAGGTAATATCAAGATTGTAGATGAATTTATTGAAGGAGGAATTTGGTTTTGTCATGGAGATAAGTATGATGGTATAGTTCAAATGCATTGGTTAGGGATGTTAGGATCTGTTGGATATGATTTAGCTATTGTTATTGATAGACTATTAAAAAAATTAGGTAATAAACGAAGTTTATCAAAATACTTAAAAGATAATGTTAAAGCCGCTGTATCATTTTTAACAGATTTTGAACATGAAATGGTTCGCCAAGCAAAAAAACGTAAATGCCATACAGTTATATGTGGACATATTCATACACCAGTAGATAAGTATATTAATGAAATAAGATATATTAATACAGGAGATTGGATTGAAAACACTTCCTATGTTATTTATGAATTAGATAATTTTATTATAGGTAGTGGTAGATTAAAATTAATAAAATGACAATAACAGACAAAGCAAGAGATAGAATAAAAGAAATAAAATTAGAATCTAACTTAGACAATACTTATTTTTTACGAGTATCTGTTCAAGGTGGAGGATGCTCTGGCCTATCTTATAAATTAGATTTCGACAACGAATTAAAACCAGGTGATCAAGAATTTGAATCAAATGGTGAAAAATTAGTGTTGGATATGAAATCATTCCTATATCTAGCTGGTACAGAATTAAATTTTTCTGATGGACTAAACGGTAAAGGATTCCAATTTCATAATCCAAACGCAACAAGAACTTGTGGATGTGGTGAAAGTTTTGCCGTATAGGTTTGGACTTTTACCTTATCTTTGTTATATTTAATTATAAAGAATAATAAATATGGATGATAAGAAAAAAATAGAACCTACTAAAAAGATTACACAAAAAGACGGTACAATAATGTATATTTGGGAAAGCAAATTACACCGTTGGGAAGGTCCAGCTTTAATACCACAAGGTGATAATAAAAAACGTGAGTATTATTTATATGGTATTAAATATACTGAAAAACAATGGAAAGAACATTGTAAACAACGTGAAGGTTTACCATGGTTTAAATCATCATCAGGTAAAACGTCAGGTGCTAGAGTATAAAACAACAACATTTCAATTTTAGTTTGGCCTCTTATGAGGCTTTTTTTATCATACAATATATGAAAATAGGATTAACAGGAACCATGAGTGTAGGTAAAACTACTTTGATTAAATCATTAAGTGAATTACCTGAATTTAAAGATTTTTTTATAGCTACTGAACGTAGTAAATATTTAAGAGATTTAGGAATACCATTAAATACTGATAGTACTATTAATGGTCAAACAGTATTTTTAGCTGAACGTGTTAGTGAATTAATGCGACCTAAATTATTAACTGATAGAACAATTATTGATGTATTAGCATTTACTAAATGTGCTAAATCTATTAATGTTTTAGATAAAGAAGCGTTTGAAGACTATGCTAAAATATTTATTGATCAATATGATTACATATTTTATATAAATCCAGTAGGAACTGTTATTGAAAATAATGGAGTTCGTGAAACTGATGCAGAATATAGATCAACTATTGATTTCTTTATTCAAAGAATGTTAGATAGATACTCACATCGTATTAAAAATTTAGTAGAAATTAGTGGATCTAATGAGGATCGTATTAAAAAGATTAAAGAAACAATATCCTTGTAATATTTATCATAAAAATATTCAATGAAACGTTCAGACCTTAAATCTTTTATCCGTGAGGAAATAATAAATACATTAAGTGAAACTACTATAGTAGGTCCACAAACAACATCAGATGATATTCCTACTATAGCTAAATCAGAAAAAACATCAACTTCAACAGTTACAGCAGCTATTAAAAAAGCTAAAGAAACAAATACACCTATAGCAGTAGCTGAAGAAGAATTAGATGAAATGGCTCGAGCGAAAGTATCATATGCTTTAAATATTGATAAAGCTCAAGAATTAAAAAATATAATAGACATGGCTAAAGGTAATGTTAAAAGAGCTTTAGAATATCTATTAGATAAAGAAATTATGTCAGTAGCTGATGTAGCTAAAGAATTAGGTTTAAAAGATACAGCGAGTATTAATAATCCTAAATTCAGAGAATTAATGAACGCTCTAAAAGAAAAAGGAGTAGTTTCATTAGTAGGTTCTTCAGAAGCACCTAAAGAAAAAGTTGCTAAAGAAAAACCATCAAAAGAAAAAGCAGCAATAAAAGCAGTAGAAAAAGATATTGAAACAGGTGAAGAAGAAGCAGATGACTATTATAAAGCAGATGATGAAGATTCAGCACCTGAAGAAACAGATATAGATAAACAAGCCGCAAAAGCAGCAACAACATTATCTAAACGTACTTCTAAATTAGATAAAGTATTAAAAGGTTTAATTCAAGTAGAAAAAGAAATGAAAGAATTAGCTGGTAGATACAAAAATGCTGAAGGAGAAGAAAAAGCTAATATTTTAGCTCAATTAAAATCTAAAACAGCTCAAAAGAAAGAATTAGAAGCACTTAAAGATAAATATGAGTTCGATGTGGTATAAAGAAATTCTAAAATTCATAGGAATTGTAGGATTAGTATTATTGGTGTTTTACATCTTTAATATTAATCCTAACTCCGATTTTAATAAACAAAACAAATTATTAAAATTTAAGATTGATTCATTACAATCAAATATTGACTCTAATAAAATTAAAATAGATAGATTAGACTCAATAAATAAAGTATATCAAATAGAAATAAAAAATACTAAACAAAAACTATCAGACCTAAAAATAAAATCTGATATGTATAAAAACAAATATAATGAAGAACATAATCGTATTAATAACTTGTCTAATGATGTCATTGTTAGCGAGTTCACAAACGCCTTCCAATGATAACGATTTAGTTTCAATCCCTGTAAAAACTTTAAAATCTGCTTTATTAGTAAAAACTGAAAGAGATTATCTAAAAAATCAAATTTCAGTAGTAAGAGACTCTGTTTATAATTTAAATAAAATTATATTTTATCAAGATTCAATAATTACTAATCAAGATTCATCAATTAAGTTATATAAAAAAATAGACATTGATAGACAATCTCAATTATCATATAAAGACGACATTATCACTAATTATAAACAAGAGTTAAAAAAAGAAAAAAAGAAAAGTATTTTCATTTTAGGTGGGAGTAGCATAATTCTTTTATTAACTATACTAATATAATATGAGTCAAAATCAAACTGATTTAAGAGAAATTATTAAAGCTGAATATATTAAATGTGCTCAAGATCCCGCACATTTTATGAAAAAATATTGTTATATTCAGCATCCACTACAAGGAAAAATTATATTCAATCTATATCCTTTTCAAGGAAAAGTATTAAATTTATGGAAAGAAAATCCATATAATATTGTACTAAAATCAAGACAATTAGGTATTTCAACATTATCAGCTGGTTATTCTTTATGGTTAATGTTATTCCATAGAGATAAAAATATACTTTGTATCGCTACAAAGCAAGAAACAGCTAAAAACATGGTTACTAAAGTTAAATTCATGTTTGATAATTTACCTAACTGGTTAAAAGTACAAGCAATAGAAAATAACAAATTAACACTTAGGTTAGCTAATGGTTCTCAAATAAAAGCAGTATCAGCAGCAGGTGATGCGGGTCGATCAGAAGCAGTATCTTTGCTGTTAATTGACGAGGCAGCGTTTATTGAAGGTATTGATTCAATTTGGGCTTCAGCACAACAAACCTTAGCAACAGGTGGTGGTGCTATTGTATTATCTACCCCATACGGTACAGGTAATTGGTTTCATAAAACATGGGTAGCAGCAGAGGCAAATGATAATGATTTTTTACCTATTAAATTACCATGGTATGTTCATCCTGAAAGAGATGAAGCATGGAGAAAAAAACAAGACGAATTATTAGGTGATCCTAGATTAGCAGCTCAAGAATGTGACTGTGACTTTAGTACTTCTGGTGATGTTGTATTTTATCCTGAATGGATAGAATTTATTAAAGAAACAACAATACAAGAACCAGTAGAACGTAGAGGTGTAGATAAAAATTTATGGGTTTGGGAAAGTCCAAATTACACTCAAAACTATATGGTGTTAGCCGATGTAGCTAGAGGTGATGGTAAAGACTTTTCAGCGGCTCATGTTATTCATATTGAAACAAATACACAAGTAGCAGAATATAAAGGCCAAATGCCGCCTAAAGAATTTGGATACTTTTTAGTATCTTTAGCTACTGAATATAATGACGCTTTATTAGTAATTGAAAATGCTAACGTAGGTTGGTCTACATTAGATTCAGCTATTGAACGAGGTTATAGAAATTTATATTACTCACCTAAATCAGATTCAGGTAATTCAGATTCTTATTTTGATCAATTTTCAGATCATTCTAAAATGACACCTGGTTTCACAATGTCTTTAAGAACTCGTCCTTTAGTAATTAATAAATTCAGAGAATATATTGGTGATAAAAGTGTTACTATTAAATCTAAACGATTACTAGAAGAAATGAAAGTATTCATTTGGAAAAATGGTAGACCAGAAGCACAATCAGGATATAATGATGATTTAATTATGAGTTTTGCTACAGGTATGTACTTAAGAGATACTTCATTAAAATTTAAATCTCAAAACCTAGAAATGTCTAGAGCAACATTAGGTAATATGTCTGTTAATAGAACAGGATTTACTGGTGCTTATAATAATTCAGTTGCTAATCCATATAGTATACAAAACGGAATGGGTGGAGCAGAGGACATTAGTTGGTTAATACGATAATATTTATAAATAATAAAATAACAATAAAATGGCAGATACAAGTTTATTCTCACGTCTAAAACGATTATTTTCTACAGACGTAGTAATGAGAAATGAGGGTGGTAATCAACTTAAAGTAATGGATGTTAACACCATTCAACAAACTGGTGATTTAACAAATAATTCTTTAGTTGATAGATACAATAGAATATATTCTCCTAATGCTTCATCATTATATGGACAACAATTAAATTTAAACTATCAATACTTACGCACCCAATTATATTCAGATTATGATATTATGGATGCAGATGCTATTGTAGGTTCAGCATTAGATATTATAGCTGATGAATCTACATTAAAAGATGATATGAATGAAGTATTATCTATTCGTTCATCAGACGAAAACATTCAAAGAATATTATATAATTTATTCTATGATGTATTAAATATTGAATTCAATTTATGGTCTTGGATTCGTCAAATGTGTAAATATGGTGACTTTTTCTTAAAGTTAGAAATAGCTGAAAAATTTGGTGTATATAATGTTATACCATATACAGCTTACCATATTGAAAGACAAGAACATTATGATCCTCAAAATCCAGCAGCTGTTCGTTTCCAATATAAAGCGGATGGATTCTATTCAGGTGATGGCTATTATAGTACACCTACATTAGGTCAAAAGAATGAGCCAGGTATATTTTTTGATAACTACGAAATTGCTCATTTTAGATTAATCACTGATGTTAACTACTTACCTTATGGTAGATCTTATTTAGAACCAGCTCGTCGTTTATACAAACAATATGCGTTAATGGAAGATGCGATGTTAATACATCGTGTAGTTCGCTCACCAGAAAAACGTACTTTCTTTATTAATGTTGGTTCAATTCCACCTAATGAAGTTGAAGCATTTATGCAGAAAACTATTAGTACAATGAAGAGAACTCCATTAATGGATCAAAAGACAGGTGAATATAATTTAAAATACAATATGCAAAACTTACTAGAAGATTTTTATATTCCAGTAAGAGGTAATGATCAAGCAACACGTATTGAAAATACTAAAGGTTTAGATTATGATGGTATTCAAGATGTTGAATACTTAAGAGATAAATTATTCGCCGCATTAAAAGTACCTAAAGCATTTTTAGGTTATGATAAAGATTTACAAGGTAAAGCTACATTAGCAGCAGAAGATATTAGATTCGCTCGTACAATTGATAGAATACAACGTATTACATTATCAGAATTATATAAAATTGCATTAGTACATTTATATGTACAGGGTTATACTAATGAAGAATTAACAAACTTTGAATTATCATTAACTACACCATCAATCATATACGAACAAGAACGTATAATGCTAATGAAAGAAAAAGTTGATTTAGCTAAAAATATGATTGAAACTAAATTAATGCCTTCAGATTGGATTTATGATAACGTGTTTAGATTCTCAGAAGATCAATTAGATGAATATAGAGATTTAATGATTGAAGACGCTAAACGTGAATTCCGTATAACTCAAATTAGAGAAGAAGGTAACGATCCAATAGAAACAGGAAAATCATACGGTACTCCACATGATTTAGCTACTTTATATAGTAAAAACGGTGGAGCACCAGGTGAATTACCATTAGGATATGATAATGATACTCAATTAGGTCGTCCAAAAGAAAAAGTATCTAGTATTAATACTCAAGATAACACATTTGGTCGTGATAGATTAGGTGTTAAAGATATGAAAAATGATGATCAACCTGGATACGGTAATTCAAAATCAATGATGGAAAATGCTAAAACATCTTTATTAAAGAATAAAAGAATATTAGAAGAGGTTGATAAAAAGTTAGTGTCTTTTAAAAAAGATGAAGGAAATTCATTACTTGATGAGACCCAAATTAGAGAATAAGAAATATTACATATTTATAATAAAAACAATTTAGGAATGAGTGTAAAACATTCAAAATATAAGAATACTGGTATATTATTTGAATTACTAGTTAGACAGATAACAGCTGATACATTATCAGGTACTGATTCTAAGGCAGCTAAAATTTTGAAAAAACATTTTGTCAAAACTGAATTAGGCAAAGAGTATAAACTATACGAAACTTTACTTAACCATAATAAGTTAAGTGAAGGTAAAGCAGATTTAATAATTAATACATTATTAGAAAACGCTAAATACCTAAACAGATCAGCTTTACGTCGCCAAAAATATAATTTAATTAAAGAAATTAAAGAAAATTATAATATTGATGAGTTTTTCAAAACAAAATTACCTAACTATAAAACTCAAGCAGCTTTATACACATTATTAGAATTATATAGTGAAGATAAAGCACCTAATCCTAATGAAGTAATATCTAATAAATTAATATTATTAGAACATTTAACATCTACTCCTGTAACTCCTAAAGTAAAAGATACTTTAATGGAAGAATTTAAAACATATGACAAAGATGTTCGTATGTTAACATACAGAGTAATGTTAGAAAAATTTAACTCTAAATATTCAGACTTAAATAATGAACAAAAATTAGTATTAAGAGAATTTATTAATTGTGTAGATAATCCAGATAAACTTAAAGAATTTTATAATGTTAAAGTTCAAGAAATTAAAAATAGTTTATCTAAATTAAATAAAAAAGTAGAAGATAAAGCTACAAATATTAAAATAAATGAAGTACATAACATGTTAACAGTTTTATCTAAAACAGATAGAATAGATAATAATGATATGACTAATTTACTTCATTATTATGAATTATTAGCAGAATTATATAAAATTCATGGATAAGTTAAAAACACTTATTAAAAAAGCTTTAGAAGAAGAATCAGTAACTGGAGCCGGCCCATCAGCTGGTACTTTTACTCCAGGAACAGGTGCTCAATATGCTACACCAAATGCATTTAAAAAAGGTACTAATTCAAAAGGTACTAAAAATATATACTACTATAAACTAGGTTTTAAGCCGGTTAAACAAACTAAACTAAGTGAGGCGCAACTTGATACTGATGCGTATATAGATAGTTTAAATATAGAAGACGAGGGCTTAAAAGCACATATCAAGTCAAGATTAGAAGGATTTGATACTATAGAAAAAAAATTAAATGAATTAGTTCCATTATTACAAAAAGCAAAACAACGTACATTAGATTATTATAAAAATAAACCTAATTACAGTGTAGTATATGGTACAGATTTAGCAAATGATTACTTAACAGATTTAATAGATTTATTTAAAAATTAAAATATGGCAACAATACCTGTAAACCCAACAGCAACATTATTAAGTGGATCAGCTTCAGTAACTGGTTCTTTTGCTGGTTTCACAGTAGCACAAGCAGTTACTTTTACTGGATTAAAAGACGCTAATGGAACAGAATTAGCAGGAGGTGGATTAACATTCGCTTCAGGAATGACAGTTCCTATTTATGTGACTAGTGCATCAATATCAGCAGGAGCAGTATTACTTTATAACTAATTATAAACATGAAAACATTACAAGAACAATATACTTTAATTAACGAAGGTAAAGGAGATAAAAATTTCTTCTTAAAACAAGCACGCCATTTATTTCCAGAGTATATAAATCAATATACTGATTATAATGATACTGTAAAGATTTTAAAATCAAAAAGTATATTACATGAAAGTATAGGTGATATACCAGCTTCTACTAAATCTGTATTCCAAACATTTAAAGAAAATATGGATAACTTGGATAAGATTTATAAAGTATTTAATTATTTTAAAGATAAATCATATGATTTTACAAAAGATGTTAAACCAGTAATGGATAAAATGGGTTTATCTCCAGAAGATCAACAAGAAGTTGAAGTAATGTTATTTGATTATGAAAGAGAAGATGAGTTAGAAGAAATAATTAACGAAGCTATTGGTGTTAAAAATAAAAAAGAATATGGTGATCAAAACGAATTTGAATCAATTGATAAAGATGTTCAAAAAGCATTAGATAACCAATTTGATAATAAAAATAAGAAAAATATTGATAATGTTTACAGTCAATCATTTTTAAATGGCTATTATGCTGAAATGAAAGATCCTAAAAACGCTAAGAAAACACCTGACGAAATAAAACAAATTGTTTTAAAAAACATGGATAAAAACATAAATTATTACGCTGAAAATGCTATGTTTGGAACAAAAGGTGTTGGATTTAAAGAAATGAAAGGTACTGAACCGGTGAAAGGTAAGTATAAAGCAAGCGGATACGGCGATTTAAAAAAATAAAATGAAACAAGTATTAATAGAAACGCAATTATTTAGTGCTAAACCTATAAGATTAACTGAAGGTGCTAGTTCTAGTGGTAATCCATTAGTAGAAGGTATTTTAGCTACTGTAGAAGTTAAAAACGGAAATGGTAGATATTATGCTCGTAAATTATGGGAACGTGAATTAGAAAAATATATGCAATCTGTTAATGAAAATAGAGCATTAGGTGAATTAGACCACCCAGATTCTTCAATTATAAATTTAAAAAACGTATCTCACAATATAAAAAAAGTATGGTGGGATGGTGATAATATATTAGGTGCTATAGAAATTTTACCTACACCATCAGGTAATATTTTAAAAGCATTAATTGACAGTGGTGTAACGATTGGTGTATCTTCACGCGGTACGGGCTCTTTAGAACAAAGAGGTAACGTAATGGAAGTACAAGACGATTTTGAATTATTATGTTGGGATTTCGTGTCAACACCATCAAATCCAGGCTCATGGATGTATCCAGTGAAAGGAATGATGAATGAGAGTTTAATAAAAGATATTAATAAATATTCTAGAATTAACTCAATAGTAACAGAAATTTTATGTGCTAACGGATCTTGCCCTATATTTTAAATTAACCTCTTTATTAATAGTATTAATAAACTGATGCCTCTTCAAAAAAGAGGCATTTCTTTTTCACTCCTGTGCATTTTTTAGAAATCCGGACATATGTATATTAGAATATACTGCCCGTTTCCCTTATGCAGTATTTGATATTAACAATTCTATTACACTTCCCCCCTAATAAGTGTATTTCCAAAACAAAATTTGAGGACAAAAAACAATGAGTACAAAAAGAGATTTGCTTAAGGAAGCTATCGAAGATGCTAAAGCAGTTAAAGAAACAGCTATAGCAAACGCAAAAGCAGTTCTTGAGGAAGCTTTCACACCTCATTTAAAATCTATGTTAGCAGCTAAACTTCAAGAAATGGAAGATGAAGATTTAGATGAAGCTAAAATGGATGATTTAGATGAAATGAAAGACGAAAAAGAACTTGATGAAGCTAGTGAAGAAATCAAAGAAGAAGATTTAATGAATGATCCTAAAGGTCCAACAGCACACGGTAACGTAGCTGAGGAAGAAGAATCATTAGATGAATTAAACTTAGATGAATTATTAGCTGAATTAGAAGCAGAAGAAATGTCAGAAGCAAAAGAAGAAGACATGACAGAAGCTAAAAAAGATGACGAAGATAAAAAAGATCTTAAAGAAGCTGAAGAAGAAGTTGAAACTGAAGAAGAAATCAACATCGAAGACATGACTGAAGAAGATTTAAAATCATTTATCGAAGACGTTATTAAAGACATGGTTGAAGCTGGCGAATTAGAAGCTGGTGAAGGCATGGAAGGTGAAGAAAGTGAAGAAGGCGAAGAAATTGAAGGTGAAGAAGAAGTTTCAATTGACGAATTATTAGCAGAAATCGAAAAAGATGAAAAAATGGATGAAGCTAAAGAAGGTGATATGGATGAAGCATATTCTAAAATGAAAAAAGATTTAGATGAAGCTTACAAAACTATCGAGTCAATGAGAAAAGACATCAACGAAGTAAATTTATTAAATGCTAAATTACTTTACACTAACAAAATCTTCAAAGCTAAAAACTTAACTGAATCACAAAAAGTAAAAGTTTTAAACGCATTCGACAAAGCAACAACTGTTAAAGAAACTAAATTAGTTTACGAAACATTAACTGAAGGATTAAAAGAAAAATCTAAATCACCAGTTAACGAATCATTAAAAACAAGTTTAGCTTCTAAAGTTACTACAACATCAACTACAAAACAACCGATTGTTGAAGTAAACGAAACATTTAAGAGAATGCAAAGAATTGCAGGAATTATTAAATAAAAAATTAAAAACTAAAAATCAAAAAATTAAAAACAATGAGTACAATTCAATCATTATTAGAATCAGCTAATCCTTGGAAATCTCTTCAAAGTGATGCAGCTAAATTATCTTCTAAATGGTCTAAGACAGGCTTATTAGAAGGTTTAGCAGAGGTAGAATCAAATAATATGTCAATATTATTAGAAAACCAAGCTAAACAATTAGTAATGGAGCAATAAGATAAAGGTGCTGGTTCGTCAGCTGGTACATTTACACCAGATCAATAAGA